CTAGATCGTAAGTTGGGTTGCTTGTTCCCCAAGCGTTGAGGAGTCGAGCAAGTTCTTTTGCATCGTATTGTGCCGATGCCGCACCTGTCAACATCATATAGGAAACCACGAGAGCCATAAGGTATCTCATATTGATTCTCCTGAGTTGTGGGGAGACGGTATTGTCTCCTAATCAATAAATAGAGATTTCTCCCTATTACTTTATCTCTCAGGAGAACACCACTCTGAGATTTGTCCATTTATTTATTCTTTATGAGCATCTCCGCTATTTGAAAATTTACACTTTATCATTGTTCTACTTATAATATAAATACCGCCAAGAACCGCTCCAGCGATTATTAGATATTTTTTAATTTCAGGATCATCCTTCCCACTATCAACGATTGCCAAAATCGCTGGAGAAAGGGTTATCCAAAATTCTGATGTTTTAGTTCCTGCTTTTATTTCTTCAATATCCATATTCTTACCTCCAAAATATGTATCAAAAAGAGACAACCCCCCTCCACCTTTCGGTGTGACCATGAGGGGGGTTGTCTGTTGGTTGATGATATTTATGTCAAATCTACAAGTTCACACTTATCTCCGCTACAAGCAAAGGTCTGTGTACCAGTGGTTTTATCTTCTTTTTCATAGTTTTGCAACAGCGACCAATCGACTTCCTTTGGCATCTTTCCAAGAAGTTCCTCGTATTGAGCCTTTGTGCAGTCTTGGTACGGAGCCTGACGATACGAGTGATCGCTATGTGGAAGGAATGAGATTCCACTAATCTCATCAAAGTGCCTGTATACCCAAGCCCCTACCTCCATCCACTCATGCTCCCTAACGGTAATCGTGATCGAAGGCTTGTGTTCGCACCAACCACGCTGATAAGCCAACCACAACTCAAGATGTTCAATAGCGGAGATATCGTTCCGTGTCACCGATCCTTCGGCTTTCATTGGGAATGAAAACACCATTACGCTATCTGGCTTCATTACACAAGGCTCCACAGGAAATCCAAGATCAATCATCATCTGGCAAAGAGGATCTTTACGGTCTGCACGAACTGTGCGGATATAGTATTCATTGTGGCGTGGATGGATGCCAGATGCAGCATCAGTCAATTGCGATACCGTTCCGCTTGGCTTCACACAGGTGATAGCAGCCGCAGGATTGATATGGAGTTTCTTTGCCCACTCCTTGTTCGTTTCTATTGCTTCATTCTTAAGAGCAGTCAATGTTTCCGAAAGTGCCGTTGGCGAAACAGGAACATCATTACGCATCATCTTATTATCAAGAATTCCTGTAAGAGAAACTCCAAGCAGAGCCTCTTCTTCGCAGTTCTTTGCCCAATCACTTGACAGATAGGGGAAATAGGTCAGAGAGGCTTGCCATGTACCGAGTATTGAAGCCAAGCGAACCTTGCGCTTCAGAGTCTCAAATGTATCTTCTGGTCGGACAATGACTTCTGTAAGATTGCAGAACTCACGATCACGAAGAATAATCTCCGAGCAAGGATTGGTTCCAAACTCATACGATGCGTCACGACGATCTCCCAACTTTGCCACAGTCTTCTGTGCTGCTGCCCGATTAAAGATTCCACGCTCTCCGCTCTTAGACTTGTAAAGGGAAACCCACTCGTCCATGAATACGCCGATCTCTGGCTTCTCCTTGTAAGCCACAGAGTTGTTTGCTAAAGCCCGTTGCGGGTTTGCCTCCCACCATGCTCCTGTCTTTGCCTCACGCATCCGCTCATCCGTGAGATTCGATAGGCTAATAAGAGCAGATCGACGGACTCCTCCGACCACGACAATTTCTGCAATTTTGCATACGATGTCGTGACATTCGATTGATGTAAGTTTGCGTCCTGCCGCTCTCTTAAAAGTATCACAGGTGAATCTGAAAAGATCTTCGAGAGGCTTTGGTCCAGAGGCTCTCCCGCCAAATGTCTTAAGTCTTGCCCCAGCAGGTCGTACCTTAGATAAGTCCCATTTTGGTATCTGACCTCCAATGAGTAGGGAGACAAGTTCCTTATAAGCCTTAGCCCAACCAGCCTTGGAATCCTGTACGATAATTGTCGTATCCGAATCAGTAAATGCTTCAGCGATTGTAGGAAGTTTTTCAACATATTGACGCTCCACAGAAAAGCCTACACCTGTTCCACACATGAGGATATAGAGAATCTCATCAAATGCACGAACACGGTTTACGGCAACATATGAACAGTTATAGCCAGCGGTGTTGTCACGCTTCAGTGCATCTCCTGCGGTCATCAGTGCACGCATAGACGGCATGATTTCAAGATTCAGTACAGCCTGTTCCAGTTCTTGGCGAACTGCTGCGGTGATCTTGCACTTCTGATTCTCTTGCAGATGCTCTTCAAAGAAATCAAAATAACGCTTCACGGTTTCATTCCAGTGCTCCCGTCTTCCCTCCTTTTCAAGCCAGCGGGAATAGCGGGAAAGATGAATAAAATCCTGATAAAGCGTCGGTAAATTCTTTGACATATGATACTCCAAGGTATGTGCGGACTGTTATCTATCGTCCGAAATCTGATAGGGATTCAACTCCGAAAAAAGAATGTTTAGTTAGTTTGGGTCAGTGCAAGCCAAGATTTTGGGAAAATATTAGAAATCAACTTCCCAACAGCATTGGCATATTCTTGTATTTCCCATTGAGCATGGGGATCGGTTCTCTGCCTGTAGAACCGTGCATAAGCCGCCAGAGAGCCTGTCCACCACCATTCGGTGTAGACTCCTTGTGGTAGTATGAACCGTGCCTGTTCTGGTGCTACACCCTTCTCCAACAGGCTGTTGTATGCAGTCAAACACTGCTCGACAGCATGGCTGTATATGATATTGCAAGAATTCCACTGATCTCCATATTCCATGAATGTTTCAGAGCCTTGCTTTGCCCCATTCGTGGGTTTTGTTCTCCATCGTGGATGGTACATCTCTGGTTCAAATGTAACATATCGGCGTGAGATTTCATTCTCAACAAAACCTTGCTTGTGTTTGAAAAACTGTGTACGAATAGAAATAGGAGCCTTTATCCGCAAGGTAATCTGCGGATGGGCGAACGGAGTCCAGTGGTTGTGTTTTGCCAAATACTGGAGCAACTTCTCATCACGATCCGTAAACTCCTTTGCCTCCTTATTAAAGGAGACACGGGCTGCATTGACCACTGTAAGGTCATCGCCCATATGGTTCACAAGTTCAGCAAATCCTTCATTCAGAACTTCTATCTTCATCTTCTTCATCCTTAACATAGTGAAAAGAAACACCCTCTACCTGAGTCCAGTCTTTAGCGTAATCAATTGCTCTCTTCCAAAGATCTGGATCCATTTCCTTTACATACTCTGCAAATTTGAATCCAAACTCAATGATCGCAAGAGTAGTTAGGTGACTTTTTTCTTCTTCGTTCATTAGACCTTCTTCCAAAAGTTTAGTTTGAGTTTTGCTTCCATTCCACTACAGGTATTGGCATCAATCATGTCCATGATATCTTGCCTTGACCTACCAGCAAGCACCATATCGTTAATGTCTTTCTCTTCAACATCTTCTCCCCATATACAAATGGGGTTGCCGCTGTCAACCAGCCGTTCCATGAGTCCTACTATTTCTGTGTTTCTTGGTTCGTTGTCCAATACAAACACAAAGTCAGACTTCTCGATCTTTGGATGAAGGCGAATGTTTGATGCTCCAACCATTGCCACGCCATTATCCAAGAACAGAGAGTCAAGTGGACCTTCAACAATGTACACACGCTTTTGTGGATCGCATTCTGTCATACCATACCAAAGCCTGTCTATAGACTTATCTGCTTTGATGGTCATGTATCTGATATCAGAATCAGATTTAATCTGTAGAAGTCTTCCCTGTGCTCCAATGATGTTTCCATTACCATCAAAGAAAGGTATGACAATTCTTGCTTCCTTCTTCTTTAGTTCAAGACTATCATCAAGAGTAAGTGCAAATTTAGAGAAATCTTCAGTATAGAACAGCCTGTTCCATCTTTCCTTTGGAATCTTTCTCTTCTCACAGAATGCAACAGCAGGATGACCAATGGGCAGAAGATCTACTCTCTTTAGCCCTTCGTCCTTGTTGAAGACAGGCTGTGCAACAGAAAACTCTGGTTTTGTATAGTTTGAGTGTCCTGTTTCTCCACTTTTCCAACGCTCAAGAGAATACTCCTTTGCATAGGAAGGCGAGATCTGTGAAAGAAAATTATAGAGAGTGGAAGAGAACCCACAGTTATGGCACATATAGAAGAAGTCGCCCTTCTTCTGAAAGAAAAATCCCCGTGCCTTGCGTTTGTTCTTGCTTGAATCTCCACAAATAGGACAAGAGCAATTAGCCAAGGTTCCCTTCTTCCACTTAAAATTGCGGAGTTGAGAACTAACAAGGTCAATGTATTTCTTGTCGATATAGGTTGACATCACTTCCTCTTTTTGTTCTTTAGATCGTCTTTCGTGTATGTGTCGTTGCCATACTCACCATTACCAAAATACTTGTTTCCCCATTCCTCCCACTCCTTTAGTTCGGAGTCGATGATAATGCTCTTGACCTTCTTTTCTTCTTTCTTCTCTTCTGACATATTGCCTCCTTTGTATTAAACTTTCCAACCCTTGAACTTTGAATCTTTGCTAAACTCTGGCTTTCTTCCAGCAGAAGGTTTGAAAGCCTTTACTTGTGCTTGGGGTGCTGGTGTCGTATCCACCAAATCCTTCTGTGCCGATTCTTCAACATCAAACAGTTTCATCTTTGCTCGGTTGATTCCTACAACGAATCGCTTGTTTGTGGCAATGTCGTTATAGCGGTTCTTTAACTGCTTTACAAGCACCTGATTGAGTTTATCCATCTCTTCGGTTGCAATAATGGCAAACATGAAATCGGCAGTTGCAGGAAGACCGAACGATTCTGATGTGTCTTCAAGACCAACATCGGTATTAGTAAATCCTGTTCGATTTGTCTGTGTTGCAGAGAAGATAGGAACGCTCTGCTCTACAGCCAAGCCACGCAATTCTTCTGCAATGGACTTGATGTATGAATACGAACCAACAGAACCTGTCATCTTTATGCGAGCAGATGCACAGATATTAAGATAGTCAATAAAGATAACATCAGGCTTGAACCGCTTCTTTAGTTTGAGTTCTTCAAGCAAAATGCGAAAGTGATTAACATTTGCAGAAGCAGTTGGATACTCTTTAACAATGAGTTTTCCCTGTGTCTTTTCACGAATTCTATCCATCTTCTTATCATAGACATCCTTTGGTAGAGCCTTCAGATCATCCAAAGAGGTATCCATAAGATTTGCATCAATTCGTTCCGCAATACGCTCTTCTGCCATCTCACAGGTAATGTACAGAACATTCTTGCCTAGCGACAAGCAGTTTGCCGCATGATGACACATGAACAGAGACTTACCAACACCAGTTCCTGCAAGGATAATATTCAGCGTCTTTTGCGGGACTCCACCGTTTGTGATGGTGTTGAAGTATTCAAGGTCGAACGGGAGCCTTGACTCTTTCTTGTGGTAGAAGTCGTATCTGGAGTCCGAGTCCTCAATATAGTCATGTCCGATGTGCGTGTCAAAGGAGACGGCAAGTGCTTTCGAGAGGATATCAGGAAGCGCAGCGGGAGTCTTGCTCTTGGATTTACCTTCGATGATATGGATTGATTCAAGGACGGCGTTGTATAGGCTTCGATCTTTGCAGAACTTCTCTGTTTCGCAGACGAGCCATTCTTGGACTTGTTTTTCATCTGATAGTGCCTCAACGATCTCACGGCACTTCTTGAACTGCTCTTCCGTAAGGATCTTACTTTCTTTAACCATGATGCCCACAGCCTCTTTGGTAGGGAGGGCAGAGAACTTTCCTACAAATTCAGAGATCGCACCAAAGACGATCCGTTCATTAGGATCTTGAAAATACTCACCTTTGATGAAGGGCAATACCTTTCTCGTATAGTCTTCATTATACAGTAGTCCTTCCAAGATTACTGTTTCTATTCTTTTCATTGGATACCTTTACTAAACCAGAACGAACAAGTCTTTCAGAAATAAACGATATGAAGTTTCTTAACTCGTCTGTAAGAGGAACTCCATTGGGATTCTTCGTTATTTCATAATCGAAATAGAGATTTCCTCCCAATGGTCTGTCTTCAAACTTCAAAAGGGTATACCTATACTCTATTCCTTCGTATATGCTTCCCTTCAGTCGTATAGCATACCCCATTTCTCCGTGGGGCACAATACTGAAGTCTAAAGTTTCCTTATCAAGATAATCCATTTTATGAGTCTTCGTTCAATAACACTTTCTCTGTTGGTTCGGATTCATCCGACAATCCTCCACCATATTTGAACTCTTTACCAACAGCCTCCTCCAACTGCTTCATTACTTCATCCGTGAAATACTTCTCTGGATTCTCATTGATTGTCTTCTCAAAGGCTGTCTTTCCATCGGGAAGTTCGATTCTTGTCGAAACCTTCTTGAAGATGCCGTATTTAATGGCAATATCAAGCAATCCGTAATACTTGTTCAAGCCACTATCGTAGTTCAGGAGAACATCTACTTGCTGATTCTCCTTTGTAAGACGGGACTTGTACAACTTGCAATGGATAATGTTTCCAATAACATCACCCTCTGCATTCTTCTCTTTCTTCTTTGAAAGATATACGATGGTAGATGCGGCATACTTCAAGCCGTCACCACCGCTCATTTCTTTCGTCGGAACATAGGCTCCAATGATACTATATGTATGATTTGTCATAATCATAGGAATATTAGCCTTGCCCAACTTCAGAGTAAGAGTTCTGAAGGTAGAGCGAATCGCCTGTGAACGGGTCATATCACGAACATCTTTGCCTTCGCTTGTGTCTCGCATTTCCTTGCTTGTGGAAAGCATACCAAGAGAATCCAATACAATCATCACTGGCTTACGCTTCTCTGCTGGTTCTTCAAGAATCTTATCCACGATAGAGATAGCCTGAAAACGGAAGTCTTCAATTGTTGCAACAGGGAATACCGCAACACGCTTTGGGTCTACTCCACGGGAACGAAACATATCCGAAGTCACGGCTTGCTCTGTGTCGAAATACAGGACAACGCCTTCTTTGTTGTCCTGTAGAAACTTGGAGACAATCCCAAGGGCAAAGTAGGTCTTGCCCGTAGCCGATTCTCCTGCAAGAGCAATAATCTTGTTGCTGGCAATTCCACCATACAGGCTACCAGAAACAAGAGCATTGAAAACATAACTTCCTGTGTCAACAAAACCGTTCACATCTGCTTCAACACCTTCTTCAACAACTGAAGCAAATTTATTGCCAGAACTCTTAATGATTGAGTCCAAGTATCCCATGATCTACCTCTTTCTTCATTCTTTCTAAATCAACAATAGTGGAATTATTTAATTCCATTGAATCAAGCACGAACTGTACATGAGACATTCCCAAATTCTTTGATTTGAGTGTCTCCCGATATTGATTATGTAAGGCTACCTTCTTCTCCTCAAGAAGACCTATAAGGTAGTCTATTTGTTTGCTATTCATTCTGTGGACAGACGGAGTTTGTTTCCAAGAGCAGCCATATCGGCTCCACTCATAATATCACCAGAATCAGGAGCAATAATCTTAGAGAAAGCCTTCTCGTACTCTGCCTTCAGTCTCTTCTGTGGAACTACCGAGAAGGCAATAATCTTCTCTGGAAGATGAATTCCATCCTCTGGTGTTTCGGCATATGCAAGCCACGGAACCATTGAGAGATTCTGTAGACTCACTGGCACAAGGAGTAGCGCATCCTTTACGAGCCAACCCCCATCCTCGGAGGCATCTGCCTTGCAAATAATTTCTTCACCTGTAGTCAAACGAACAATACGAACATTATCTTTAGCCATAGTATTTCCTTTCATTGTATTACTGTATGTAGTCGGGATCAGCCAAAGAGAGACTCAAGGCTGTTTGTTTTTTCTGTATGCCAACCCAAGCAATCCAATATTGCCTTCAGAGGTTCAAGGTATGCCTTTTCAAATTGGGTGTCGTGGTCAATGTATTTTTGTAATTGCAATTCGGTAGGAATGGTGCTTACAAATGCAAGAACATTCTCTCCCAATGGATTTGGTTTCTTTAGATAGCAATACTTGATCTTGTCGCCTTCATTGATGACAGGATACTTCTTGTCTATCTTTAGTCTACGCAGGTGGTGGTTGTATAGGAGAGAACCACGAACTGCAATTGGAGTAGACTTGCGGTAAATCGCAGAAGGATCGTGGTACTCTTTCAAGCCATTGCAAGAACGGGGGAAACTGATTTCCTCTGCCTTTAGTGTCTTGAATCGCTTCTTGAACTCGGCAATATATTCAATGATATCGTCTTGTGTGCCGTTCATTATGATAGAAATACTGTCTGTAAGCGCATCACGGACAACACGGGGAGTTGAAGAACGGGTAGTTTCGATACCCATGATCTTCATTTCAGGATTCTTCAGAAGAACCCCGTCCTCTCCAATCATAACATTGAGCATATACCGCTTCTTTGCAGTCCAAATGCCCTTGTTTGCAATAGCCTCACGCTTCATGTGCATCTTGTTTTCATATGCATTCATCTTGCGGGAGAGTTCATCGTATTTCTTGTCAATGAACGGCTGTATGAGTTCAGAGGAAACCCGCTCCAGATACTTTGCAATCTTTGCATTGTCTGTTTCTGTTGGCATGACCCGCTGAACAAGATTGTCTAATCGGAGATAAATCGAATCCGTATCACTTGCGATAACATAGTCATAGTCTTCGGTCTTGAACGAAGAATTAAGGAAACCATTCAACTGCTCTTCAATCCAACGAATAGACAACTGACCCGATACGGTGATGGCTTCTGCAAGATCCAAATCATAATAACGGAAGTATTCGTTGCCCACAGCACCGAATGCAGAATTCAACTGAATCTTACGAACCAACTGAAAGTTGTGGTACTTAGAGATTTCATTCTCCAACTGCCGCTTGTCTGACTTTGAGAGAGAATCCTTCTGTTCCTTCAGTCTACGCTTGGACTCAAGCATCTTCTGCTTGTAGACCTTGCGCTCCTGATACATCGTATCCATAAGGGCAGGAAGGAACCCACGAACATCCTTCACAAAAGAAACACCATTGGCAGCAGTGCTGTGTTCATCTGTCTCGTATGCTCCCGACTTCAAGGAAACCAAAAGATCCTCTACAGGAATCCTGCGCTTTGATTTGCCCTTCACCTTTGTCTCTGGTGAAATGTTGTACTGCATGATAAGATGGGGATACAGCGAATCCAAATCAAAAGATACCACCCACTTGTGCATACCGACAAGAGGATCTTTAACATAAGCACCAGCAAACTGCTCGGACTTGTCTCCCTCTTTCTTTGGAGGAATGGCAATCTTCTGCTCGTTTAGATGGTGATAGATGATGGAATCCCAAGTGCGAACCTGTGAGAAGACATCGGAGAAATTGACCTTTGCAGAATAGGCAAGAGCCACGGCGAGTTCAAGAAGTTTCAGTTTCTCCTCAAGCCTCTGCACAAGGTGAACATCTTTGATATTATACTCAAGAAATGCCTGGAAATTTTGCTTGTAGAAGTCAGACATCTTGTCATATTCTGCATACGAT